TGAACATGGCGGCGGCGTCAATCCTTTTCAATTCCGGGCGGCGGCAGCCGTCAGGCGAGGAACGAGCCTTACGGATGGCGACAGCAGCGATCGCGGCAATGCCCATGCTCCGGGGTGGCTGGTGGAAGGGGCGCAAACGCGCCTTGACGCGGCCATTAAAAAGATCATGCCGGACGCCCTCAAGGCCAGCGGTAAATTTATCACGCAAGTTGAGAACGTAGTCAGGAGCGCCCAAAGCCCGGATGAACTGGAACTGATGCTGGCCGACCTTTTGGCCCCCCATACCGCGCCCTCGGAAATGGAACGCCTCCTGTCCAGAACCATGACGGCGGCTGCCGGGTTCGGCGCTGTGGCCGTGAAGGCTGAGGACAGGGGATAAAAGGCCATGCCTGACCGCCCCTTTGATTTGCCGGAGCCGGAAATACTGGCGCAGGCTGTGCAGCCGGAGGCGGCGATTGCCTTTTGGGCGTGGAAAACGGGCATGTCCTATGATGCCGTGCAGAAATTGGACGCCGGGGCGCGGGAGCGGGCCTTTTACATTGCCGGGCTGGCGGAGCGCGACGCGATCCAGGGCGTAAAGGACGCCCTTGCCGAAGCCCTTGGCAGCGGGGAAACCTTCCGGGACTTCCAGGGCCGCATTGCCGACATTATTGCAGAGCAAGGCTGGCGGGGCGACCGCATAGAAACCATTTTCCGTAACAATCTCCAAACCGCATACAGCGCCGGACGCTATGCCAAAATGCAAGCGGTCAAGAAGGCCCGGCCCTATTGGCAATATATCACGGTGGGGGATGAACGTGTGCGGCCAAGCCACGCGATCCTATCTGACCGGGTGTTTCCGGCTGATCATGAATTTTGGATCGAGAATTACCCGCCCAATGGGCACCGTTGCCGTTGCGGGGTGCGTACTCTTTCCGCCCGGCAAGTGGAGCAAGAGGGGCTTACAGTGGAATCGGCCATGCCCGGTCCCGGCGTGTACACCGATCTCAAAACCGGCATGGAATACCATGTGGCCCGGCCCGGCGCGGATAACGGGTGGGCGGATAACCCCGGCAAGACGTGGTTTGAGGACGGAGCCACGTCTGGCCTGCCCCTCCACGATCACCCGGATTTGACGCCGGAAGCCTACGATGATCAGCGCCTGCGCCCCGCGCCAGTGAAAGACTATAACGGGCTGGCCCAGGGCATACAGGAAAAGGCCAAGCCCTTCTTGCGAAACAGCGCGGGCATTACCGGCATTGAATTGAACCGCAAAAGCTATTTTATGGCCACGGACAGCCGGGGCCGCTTTTTCCTCAGCTCCAAGACATACAACGATCCAAAAATGGGGCAATTCACCCCGGCCCGGCATTTGAAAGAAGCGTGGAACAAGATAGCCACCGGCAAGGCAATGACATGGCATGAAGAATACGCCGTGGAAATGCTTTGGCATGAGATCGTCCACAACAGGCAAAAACTGACGGCGCTTGGCGGCAAAAACAGCCTTTCACGGCGAACGATGGAAATTGTGACGCAATGGACGGCTCGGCGTACTTATCCCGACTTTCTGAAAGCCCTTGGCGCTGTGCCCTCGCACCTCGCATCCATAAAAACAGACGGCCTTGGGTACGGCCCTTATATCACGCGCTTTGACCGCCTGTTGTCCGCTCTCAAGATAGATGAAAGCACAATGCTGAAAGAGATGAACCGCCTAATAGATAATGTCGGGCGTTCTTCATACTTGGATGAGCTGGTGGATTTTTTATCTAAGCAGTCCGGGCAGAAAAATGGCGTTATCAGGAAGGCGATAGATAGGACAAAGAAGCATAACTATGAAGAAGTATTACGGGAGCTTGGCCTTGCTGAATAGCCTAATCGAACTCGTTATACATAAGTAGCTGGCAGGCAAGGCGCAGTTGAGGGTCGCTTATTTGGGCAAGGTAGTGATCGGCCTTCTTCAAGTCGCCGCGCTCGGCATAAAGCAGGGCCAAATCGTGAAAGTTACAATCCGGGTCTTCCCGTGCTGCCTTCCGTTCCAGCGCATAGTCGCGCAGGTGATCCGGCAACTCCGGATCATCTTCGCCAAACATGACAACAATTTCATCATGTGTAGCAATGTCAAAGACTGTTTCCATATTTTCCAGATAACGCGGAACTTTATCACTGTCAATGAAGGAGCATTTTTATGGATTTGACCCCCTGGATCGACATTGCCCGTACCGGAACTTTTCAGGATTCCAACGGGCGGGAGCATACCTTTACCGAGGCCGATCTTGAGGCGATCCGGGCCGGGTATGACCCGGCCAAGTCCGAAGCGCCGCTTGTTTTCGGGCACCCCAAGGACAACGCCCCGGCTTTCGGGTGGCTTCATGCCCTCAAACGAGAGGGGGAGAAATTGCTTGCCCAATTCGCCCACGTTCCGGCGCAGGTGAAAAAGTTGGTGCATGATCGCCGCTATAGATACGTGTCCATGAGCCTTTCGCCCGACAAGCGGCGGATTCTGCATATTGGCCTGCTCGGCGCGGCGGCTCCGGCCATAGACGGCCTGGAGCCTGTGGAGATGAACACAGACGGAATAACAATCAACTTTGCGGCTTCCCAAGAGGAGCCACGCCCCGGAGGAAACATGCCGACTGATCAGGAATACGGCGCGCTCAAGGCGAAATGCGACGCCCTGGAAACCAAATGTGACAAGCTGGAAGAAGAAGTCAAGGAACTGAAAGAGGAATGCAAGGAACTGGAGGAGAAGTGCAAGAAGCTAGAAAAAGAGCTTGCCGAAGAATCCTCCGACTTTTCCGCTTTCAAGGACAAGCACCGCGCTGCCCGCGTCCAGGCGCTGGTGGACGGCGGCAAGCTGGCACCGGCCAAGATACAGGAAACGATCAGCTTTGCGGCGGCGCTGGCCAAGGTGCCCGATCCGGTGAATTTTTCCGCGCCAGACGGCAAACAGGAACAGATAAGCGGGGAGGAGCGTTATTTCCGCGAACTGGAATCCGGCCCGGTTGATCCGCGCTTTGCCGCGAATTTTTCGGCCCCCGCCCCTGGGTACTACCAGACGGGCGCGCCGGTAAACCCCGCCGACGTAACCAGCAAACTGTAGGGCACTGTCCCATTCTAAATCATTAAGGAGCTTTTGATATGGCAAACGAAGGAATGCTCGGCAAAACCAGAATTGAGGGCGAAAAGGCGGCAACGGAGGATCACCCGGTAATCATTCATGCCTTGCCCCTGGACGATAGCGTAGCCGCGAAGCTGCCTGCCGGGCTGGTTCTGGAGCGCGCGCCCTCCGGCAAGTGGAGGCCCTACAGCAAGGCTGGCGGCGGTGTGCCCCGCGCTGTGGTCAATGAGCCTTGCGATCCCGCGTATGAGCGCAGCGCCAAGAGCATTGTTCACGGCACCTACAAGACGCGCCTTGGGAAAGTAGGCGCTGATCCGATTGACTCCGCCACCATAGACGCCCTGGCGGATCGGCATGTTTACGCCGTCTAAAAGCGTCTAAAACATTTTACAGGAAAGAAAAGAGGAAACTATATGCTTGCTGTCCTACGCAACATTTTCAGCCCCCAGGCCATCGCGCAGGCCATAAGTACCATGCGCCCGATGGAATCCACCTTCAAGGATAAACTCTTTCCCAACCGCCCCATGCACCCTCTGGCCATGCTCGGCGTTGCCGACTTGCAAGAGGTAACGCAAACCATCCCGGTGGTGCGGCGCGACGGCACCCCGATCAGCATCGGCCCGGAAGTGCTTGAGGCGCAGTTTATCGCGCCCTTGCCGATCAAGCCGAAAGTCAACGTAAGCGCCTCGGAGTTGAACGATCTTCAAGCCCTGCTGCAACAGCCGCAAGCCGTGGAAGCATGGCGCGCGCGCAAGCTGGAAAAGATGCGCCAAACCATTCACAACACCACGGAAGCCATCTGCTCCATTGTCACCACAATGGGCAAGGTGGACTGGCCGGTGCAACTGGAAGGCGGGAACAGGGAGCATTATGAGGTGGACTATGGCCCGGTGTTGATCTATACCCCGCCCGCCAAACTCACCAGCGAAACAAAGCTCTCCGTTCTTTATAACCTTCTGCGCCTTATGCGGGAAAAAATCCAGGAGCAGGGCGGTGGCGGCAATGTGGAGTATATGGCCGGTTCTGACGTGGTTGGAGTGCTTCTGGACATAGCCGAAGCCAGCATGACTACCACGGAAAAGCACCCCTACACTCTGGAACTGGAAACTGACAGCATGAGGATCGGCTCCAACAAGATCACGTTCATGCACGAGCAGTACCCCTGCCCCTTGACCGGCAAGTGGCTTCCCAAGCTCAATCCCAAAACCCTGATGGCTGTTGCCGTGGATCAGCCCGGCACCATTTTCTATTGCGCCATAGACAGCATAAGCGCGAACAACGCCGCTACCCCGCTGCATGTGGTGCCGGTGGTCAAGACAGACGATACGGGCATTGAACTGATTGCCAATACAAAACCCTTGCCTGTCAGGCCCTCGCGGGCAACTTGCAAGGCCGTTGTGGTTGATTAGGCCACAAATGCCCTCAGACGGCCTTTTTTGGGCCTCTCCGGGCTTGGGTAGGGGAAAAACTTTTAGACTAGTCCAAAACTAGTCCAAAACGCGCAAGAGAGGCATGCCCTATGTTGCTTTGTACCCCGGACAATCTGGCCGACTATCTTCTGGCGGCATTTTTGAAGGCTGCGGAGGCGCAGAACCCCGGCCTTGCCGAGCGCCAGATCGAGGCTGTTTCCGGGGAAATCCTGAACTTGCTGACCCCCCGCTACCCCCTGCCCTGGCCGGAAACGCCGCCCGTTGTCCGGTATATCGCCGCCGTGTTTGCGGCGTATCGGACGGCGGGGGCGATCACAACCCTGGTCAATACGGAAGGCCAAACGGAAAACGAATGGATTCCGCTACAGAAGGAATACAAGCGGGCTGATGCCCTGTTGCAAGACATTGCCACGGGCAAAATCAAGCTGGCCCTGGACGAAGAGGCCCTCGGGGAATTTGAGGAGCCGTCCATAGCGGTTGTTTCCCCCGGCCCCTACTTTGACTTGAGGAAGTTTTCGACATGACGAAAACCGGCGCAACGCTGAATTGGGGCGGCTTTGATAAGGCCCTGGACAAGCTGCAAGACAATCTGGCCAACAAGAAAAAGGCCCTTATGGACGCCTGCGCCGAGGTTCTTGTTTCCGGCACCCTGAAACGCTTTAGGGACGAACAGGACCCGGAGGGCAGGCCGTGGGCACCTGTGGCCCGGCCCGGAAAAATCCTCACGGACACATCCCGGCTGCAACGTTCCATAAGCAGCGCCATTGCCGGGGATACGATCCTTGTCGGTTCAAACCTGATTTACGCCCTGATCCACCAGAAAGGAGGCACGATCCGGCCCAAGGCCGGAAAGCATCTCAAGTTTCGGCTTCCCGATGGAAACTGGGTCAGCGCAAAGCAGGTCAAGGTCAAGGCCCGGCCCTACCTTGGGATCAGCAAAGAGGATTGGGCGGAAATTGAGGCCACGATCCGCGACTTCATAGGCGAGGCGTTCAAATGAGGACGCTTGCTATGGGGATAGTCACAGCCGCCGCCCTGGCGGCGGGCTTGCCGGAAGATCGGGTTATGGACGCCTCCGCGTCTGACAATCTGACCATACCCCGCCCGCGTGTTGAGGTGGCCTTTTTGCCGGACAGCTACACCCGGACGGGCCGGAAGCTGGCCGTAACCAGACGCAAGGCCACGTACACGCAGACCACAAAAAAAGAACTGTACGAAGTGCGGTTTGATATGACCGCCCACGTTTTGGCGGAGGACGGGGCGTGGCTTGAAGGATTTGAACACGCCTTTGTGGCGGCTTTTCCGCGCGGCGTGAATGATGAGCGCGGGAATTGGGTGCGGATACGGATTGCCGAGGCCACATTCAAAACAGAGCCGACAAAGCGGGTAGGAACGCAGGCGATCAAGGTTTTCAGCAAGGTAGATACCCTTTTTCTGATCACTCTGACCGGGCGTGTGACCCAGGCAGCGGAACAGAACATGATCGAACTTATTAAAATTGCCGCGCCGAAAATGGCGCGTGGAGGCAGGCATGAACAAGGCGGAACAGAAGGCAGCGGCGAAAGCAGCGGCTGAAAAAACGGCAACGGAACAGCCCGGCGCGGACACCCCCCCGGCACCGGAGCAAGCGCCCGACGCAGACAGCGCGGCGGCTCAAAATGAGGACGCGGCCCCCGCTGCGGAACAGCCCGGCGCGGACACCCCCCCGGCACCGGAGCAAGCGCCCGACGCAGACAGCGCGGCGGCTCAAAATGAGGACGCGGCCCCCGCTGCGAAACAGCCCGGCACAGACGGCCAGGGCGCGGTCCAGGAACAGCCCCCCGTCCCGCCCGTTCAGGAAGGTGAGCCGGAACTGTTCACGTTGGCGGAGCTTGCGGAAACATTCAGGCTGCCAAGCTGGCACAGCGAGGCCCTGCACAGGATGATGGAATGGGAACCCGATAAACAGGTGAGTGAGGACGCTTACCGCAAGGCTATGGAAGGATTGAAAACCCGGCGCATGGGTGGCTAACCCGCCGCGTGGCGACGGACTGGAGGAACTATGGGCGACGTATTTGAATATCTTATTGACGGG